CCAATACCTTTTACATCTTCTTTAATACCAGAAAGGTTTTCTTCATTAATACCTTTAAGGTTATCGGCAATATTAGAAACTTCTTCTTTAATATCAGTTCCTAAAGTTTCAAATACACCAGTTACTTCTTCCTTAAAGTCACCAAATCTACCATCTACTCTTGTTTCAGATTCTACAATTAATTTCTTATATGCAGGTACTTCTTCGCCTAAAAATTCCGTTACCTTTTCAGATAAGGTATTAAATTCTTCCTTTACTTCAAATAAAGTATTTGTATTAACTGTTTTTACTTTATCTTGAACATTTCTTATCGACTCTTCTACAAATAGAAGATGAGCCATCATAGAATCATCAAGATCTTTCTTACTAATTAGATCTTGAATATTCTCTCGTATCTCTTCTACAGCACTTGATAAACCTTCTACCTTTTCTACATTAGACTGGAAAGTATTGAAAGTTTCTGTAAAGTCAGAAAGAGATTGTATATTATTTAAATTACTCTTGAACGAATCAAAAGCTTCAGAAATTCGCTCTACCTTTTCAGGTTTAGCGTTTTTCAACTCCTCCTTTATATCATCAAATGATGAGTTAGGATTCTTTTCGTAAAATTCTGATGGCTTCTTAAGTGGCACGTATTTCTACTCCATCTACAAGTATATTTATTCAGTCTTTTTTAGGGGTTTCTCCCTTTATCAGTTTTGCAAGATCTGCAGTAGATCCTACGAAAAGTGCGTTATTGACTGTTGATGGTCCTTTTGCTACTTTTTCTTCATTAACATCCTTCAGTTTTTTCTGAAGATCCATTAATTTATCAGTAGCATCAGAGACGCTTTTTATGAGTTGACCAGCAACTTCATATGCTCTCGCTTGCTCAGATTCTTGAGCAAGTTCAAGAATACCATTTATTGCTTCTTGTCCTTTCTCTATTATACTATAAAGATTGCCTCTTGTATATTCATAATCCTTTGTTACATCATCCTGGGTAAGTCTAGCAGGTTTTTCTGGTTTGATCATTTCAGACTTCTTCTCTTCTACCACTTCAGGAGTGATATTAAAAGTTTTATCTAATCTATTATATTCTTTATCCATTTAGAGCCAACCTTCTGTTGTTCCATCAAATCCAAAGTCATCTCCTTCTTCAATAAGAACATTATCAGCAGCAGTAATAGACTTAACTTCAGCACCCTTCAAGTGAGAAGCAGCAACAGTTTGATCTTGTCCTCTTTCAACAGTTATACTATTACCTTCAATTTTCTTGACATATAATTCCTCATCTCCAATATTAATATAAAGTTTCGTAGATGCTGATAGTGCAGGAATTTTACTTCCATCAACCAAAGGAATTACAACATCTCCTAAACCAATGTTTTCTTCAAGATTGGTAAGAACCGCACCTGTATAATTCTTGGTTGCCCTTGGAGTAACTGTGTAGGATATATCCCGCATAGTACTCTTGGAATCTCCAGAAATATATGTAGTCTTGACCCTCTTGATAATATCCTTAGTAGCAGATGTAACAGGACCAAACATGTAGGTTTTAGCAGTAAACCTTAATGTATAAAGAAGAACTCTTCTTGAAGTAAAGTCTCCTTCATAATCATCCTGCATTGTAATATTTTCTAATACAATAGGAATATCTCTCTTCTCTTTAATCGATTCAACTAATTCTACACTAACATTATATGCTGGTTGGAAATATGGTAATATTTGTTCTGTAATCTGTAGTGCATCATCATTTAACTTACACATAATAGCAAGTTCAAATTGCATATTATATGGAACAGGCATGTATGTCTTTTTGGATTCACTTCCATCATCTGGATCTTTTACTGTATATACTTGTGTTGTAGTAACCTTTCTACTAGGATCATATGTAAGACCAGTAAACTCAAACGACATCCTTGGAAGAGTAATCGCAGTACTCTTATTCAAGTCTGGTGCTTGTTCTAATCTTGCAAGAAACTTTTGAGTTGGACCATATGCCAAAGGAACTCTTATAGTCGAATCGGTTTGCTTAACAGTAATACCATTAAACAAAGTTCCGAACGCAACAATGGTTCTCCTCAAAATTTCGTTATAAAAATACTCAAACATGGTTATTATCCTCGTAACTTATATTTAGGGAATACCAAATGGGTTCTGTTCAGTGAAGTCTAATATCTTATCTGCTTCTGTTTCTATATTAAAGTTATCTGCATAACCATCATCAGTAGGGTCTTCATCTACGATCCTTAATGCATGAGATGCTAGAGAGGTCTGACCAACAATCTTCTCCCCAATAACAAAGGTTCCACTAATAGAAGCAACCTCTATTACATTTGTAGTAGAGTTCCAAGATCTAACTCTACCAGTTGCATTACTATTTGCACCCTTAACTTGCTCATTAAAGATGTAATCTCCTGTAGAATCCATTGATGGATCAGATATTGATATAGTAGGTGCAACAGTATATCCTGCACCAGCATTACTAATACTAATAGAAGTAATAGTTCCACCAGCACTTATATTTGCAACAGCAGTAGCAGTTGTTCCAACTCCAGTAGGACCAGAGAATGTGATTGTAGGTGCAGTAGTAAATCCAGAACCAGTTGCAGTAAGAGTAACAATACCAACTGTTCCGTCACCTATAAATGCAGTTCCAGCAGCACCTGTTCCTTCACCACCAGTTACTTGAACTAAAGGTGCAACAGTATATCCAGAACCTGGATTTACCAAGTCAATATTCTGAACAGATCTTGCTCTCTCGTTAACGTTCTTATTACACGCTACAATGCCTCCAATCATCCTTACAGTGGCAATACCCGTTACACCGCCTGTAGGGGCAGAGGAGAACCCTACAGAGGGACTATAGATATATCCACCACCTCTATTAGTAATACTAATATATTGGATAGCACCAGAGGTTATTATACCTGTATATGCAGCAGCAGTTACACCAACACCAACTACAGTAAGTGTTTGAGTTGGTCCAAGTATTGTTGGAATACCGTCTTCTGTATCTCCATCCGCATTATCTCCAACTAACTCATTATCAATCTCATCAACACCTGTATCAATGATTTCATCTTCGTAACGGAAGAGTTCACATCTTAATTCATAAACATAATTCTTTTGTAACTGGTAGAAAGGTTTCTCATGCTCTACATACTTAATCTCAAATAACCTATCTCCCAATGGAAAATAAACTAGATCTCCTTCCTTGGGTCTAGTTGTTAGTTTTACATCTGCCTCATTCTTCATCAAAGGTGAAATATAATTCTCAAATCTTTCTCTAGAAATAGTAAGTGTTATCTCATTTGTCTGCTCAATACCAAACTTGGATAATAGAGTTGGATTATCTCCATATCCATCAAAAGTATCAACATATGCCTCAATAGGATATGCATCATCAAATCTAGATGCTACTACTTCTCTTATTACCTTATTTTCAGTTACATACTTACGAGGTAGATAATGCACCTCAACACCATACATCCTCAACTGTTCGTTGATTAGATCCTGAACTAAATTCTGTTCTGATCGAGCACCTTGCTGGAAGAATGGGTTAAGCACTATACTAACCTATCATGTCTAATGGTGGCATTTCATACATATTGGACATCTGTTCTCGGATGATTTCAAGATCTTTCTCTCCATCATCATAAATTTGCCGTCCATTTAATTCAATACCACCAGGAAGTTTAACTCCTTGGAATTTAAGTAAATTTTGACCCCACTGCCTCTTCATAAGAGCAGTTGTATATTTCTTTAGGAATGAATCATTCCATACTCTAGGGTAATCATTTGGATCTAATAATCTAAAACAATCAAGAACTAGCCAATCCCCTTTACTAACACTACCCCAATCAATATCAACATACAATCTATCCATTCTTTGATTAAATCTTATTTGTTTTTCTGTCGTCAATAAAAAATTAATATCTTCTAGGTAAGTCCTAGTCATTGCATAACTTAAAAGACCTTGATAACCAAGATTAAAAGCAACATCATTTAAGAATAACTGATACTTAACACTGAACATGTTATTGGTAACAGTATTAGATCCGTCAAAATGAAAAAGTTTAGTTACTCCAATTACTTCTGGAGGCATTTGTAAAAAATTACCATTTTCATAAAAATTAAAAGATGTAGATACACCAGCAATTTTTGTTTCAGATGTTGTAGTTGATATACCAGTAACTTTATTTCCGTCACCTACTTCCATTGTTGCACTTCCTCTGTCAATATCAGATTGAGTGATCTGATACTTAAGATAGACTTGAGAAACACCATCAAAATGCCTTTCATTAAAGAATTGAATAGCATCATCAACGATGTCCTCAACTTGCTCATCGGCAATATTGATTTCCAGCACTGGAGCACCCAGTTGCCGTTTACAATAATCTATGAATTCTCCTCTGGTTCCTGGTTGTGCCATTTAGACTATTACCCCTTCACTATATTTATGGTGCTGAAGAAATACCTGCCTGAACCATGATATTTCCATTTAGTATATTATAAGTTGTTTGTCCCGCACCAGGACTAATCAATACATTGTACAAGTATCTTCCTTGTGGAATTGATCGAGTATGATTTCGACCTAATGATAATGTAATAGATCCTGTGCTAATCCCTGTAGTAAAGGTTGCAGTTGGAACCGTAGTTGCTGCTACTCCAGCACTCTTTTGAAGTTGTGCAGAGACAGACCAAGCAGTTGTAAATCCATATGCAGCATTACCAACATCTACAACTGTAAAGGTGGCATCAAAGTTAGAACCACCATATATGGTTAAGTTCGATGCTACAGGAACACCTGCAGTGGGATCAAATGTAATCTTTTTAGTTGCCATTGACTAACTCTTTAAGTAGGGATTTAATCTCATTCATTTCATTTTTTAGATTAACAAGATCTTCTTCAATAGTAGAGACTTGCTTTGTTTTTGCAGTTTTAACCTTTCTACTTGCTACATATTTTTCATAATCTAAATTGTTTACATTAACTAAAGATCCTGTTTTTGGATCTCTTGCCAAATCACTTTGGTCTTTCACTTTGTTTAATGTCATAGTTATGCTAATGCAAGTACTCTCAAATCCTTCATTCTAGGCACATATGCCTGATTTTTAGATACTAGAACAATTTTTATTCTATAAGATCTAAATGATGGTAGGTTATCAGCAGTAAATGTATAATCTTTATACTCTATATCTTGTGGTTCAAATCCATATGAATTTGACTTAACAACTAAAGTATCAGACTGTCCATCACTATTTTTGGATGTTATTACCTGTCCTTGCTTATCAAGATTCTTATATCCAGGGAATGGAGTAAATACAGGTTTAAATCCTTGCTTATCGCTAACAGCATAGAATGCTCTTATATCAGCATCAAGATGGATGTGAGCACCTACTAAGATTTTAATAGATGAAGCAGGGTTCTCTAAATTAAGTTCTTTAGAGAGATATTGACATGCTGTTGGATCCTCAGTAAGTGAATTTGCTCTTGGATCAGTTGCATAATCATCAATAACATCATTGACTCTATTAGATGTAAGTATTGTGCTTACTCTCTGTCCATCAATAACTGGACTGATTCTACTATCAGTAGTATTGAGGAACATTTTCATATTCAATGATTTTGCACCAGTAAGATTTGTCAATTTAGCATCTGCATTAACCTTAGAAGCAATCAATCTTGGTGAAGTCATATAATTAGATTCATTAAGTGAAACTGCTTCATATCCTGCATCAAGATAAGGAATTTCATTTCCGCTTATACTCTTACTTGTAGTTGTTCTTACTTCTGCTGTAAGAGAAGTTCCCTTAACAGTTAAATTCTGAACAATTGGTGTAACAACCTCAAATGGCATGTTTTGTGTTGCTCTAATATCATATCCACCAGCAGATTTTGTTTGTCCTACAAAGAGTTGAGGGAATCCAACATCATTACTTCTATCATCATTATTAATATTAAACTTCTCTGACATATCAATCTTAAGATTGTAAGAATCAAAAGTGATAGGATCTGATTTGGTTACATCAGATAGATCATGAGTCTTATTAATTCTCTTCAAGTTAACGTCAGCCAACTCATACTTATAAACTGGAGTTCCAACTGGATATGCTACAGGGTTTTCACCTCTTGTAATATTACCCCCAATTGTATTACCAGAAACAGATGTGTATTCAATAATTTCATTACCGATGCGAAGGAATCCAGTATTAGTGGTTCCTACACCTACATTTTCAAATTCCTCAAAATCTTCTGCTTTAACTACAGAAAGTGGAGATGTTGAAGTTGCAGTAAGTGCAGCAGTTAATTTAGTTGGTTTGATATCAGATTGAACACCTGAAATCTCAACTTTATTATCACTGAAATACATACCATGATTTTTATGATTTACCTTAATATGCAATCCATCATTATCTTTAGTAATTGAAGAAACTTGAACATCTCCTCCATTAGCACTATTCAATTCTCTAACAACTTTATTGCTGTCAACAAACATAACAGTATTTGCTGCACCAACAACAAAGTTACCTTGAACTTCATTTACAATAAGTTCTGATGTAGCACCTATAGATGTAATTGTCAATCTTGCATTTCTTCCAACAGCAGTAAGTCCAAGAGTTGTAAATCCAACTACATCACCTATCTGATAACCAGATCCACCACTAGTAATTGTTGCTCCATTAGAAACAATAGAACCACTATTAATTGTGATAGAACCTACTGCACCTCGACCATTACCTGTTACGGCAATTAAATTTACACCTGAATAAGTAACCTGTGATGATGCAGGAGTATATCCAATTCCAGCATCAGTAATTGCTAAATTAGGTCCAGCAGCAGTTCCTGCAGTTCCAACTAGATTACCAGTTGCTTGAGTTGCCATCTGATAAACAGTATTACCCAATTCAAGATTAGCATCAAATACAGTAGTTCCTAATCCAACTCTAACTTCTTTAGATTTTAAACTCAATGAATCTGGCATCAAATATGGAATTTGATTATTTCCTTCTGTAAGATCAGGATTATAGAATTCTACAGTTCCTGATTCAATAAAGTCTGCTCTATAAAGAGTAAACTTAAGATCTTCCCACTGACTTGGTTCCCATGTAGAAGCATTTTGAGACTTAAAGAGAGAACCCAAATAAGGTTGGTTAGAAATAAAGGTATTAGTAAGAAGATCTTCTTCACCAATACGAGAAATATAAACACTATACTTGGTAGAGTTAGATGCTAAACAAATTGCATATTCTCCACCATTCTCCAAATATACTGGAGACTTAAATTCTATTGTAGTAGCAACAGACCCATCACCAGAAACATTAACTTGATCTGGACTTAATACAATTTCAGAGAAAGGTATTACTTTTTGTGTTGGGAATCCTCCCTGCATTGTCCTCAACTGGAAGACTACAGGAATGTCCATATCATCCTTTGTGCGGAAGAATACATCACATTTTGTAAGGAATACGCCAGTTTCTTCTTCAACCAAGAAAGATTGTGCAAGAGGATCAAACCAACCCACATCTCTTTCTTCAAGTGGTCCTGCAGTTACAGCAGTAGAAACAACTTCCGTTCCCAATACTCTATTAACATTACGTTGTTGGAATTCCTGTTTCTGTTCTACTCTAGCATTTCTAACTGAAATAATAGTCTCTTGAACTGTTTCTAATGCTCCAGCAGCAGTGTATGATTCTTCAGC